AGCCGTCGAAGCGCCGTTTGACGTGGCCTAACGGGGCGCAAGCGACATGCTACAACGCCAGTGAGCCGGATCAGCTTCGTGGCCCGCAGCATGGCGGCGGCTGGGTGGATGAGTTCGCCAAGTTCCCCGATGCCCAGGAAGTCTGGGATCAGTATCAGTTCGGGCTGCGTCTGGGCGACGATCCGCGTACCGTGGTGACGACGACACCGCGTCCTATTCCTGCGGTCAAGCGGCTGATGGCAGACAAAGGTACGGTTGTGACGCATGGGCGAACGCTGGACAACGCGGCGAACCTGGCGCCCGGGTTCGTCGGCGCGCTGGTGGAGCGCTACGGCGGCACGCGGCTAGGTAGGCAGGAACTGGACGCCGAAATGGTGGATGAGGTGACGGGAGCGCTATGGACCCGAGCGTTGCTAGATGCCGCACGAGTGCAGGCACTGCCCGATATGGCTCGTACAGTGGTGGCAATCGATCCGAGCGGGACGAGTGGCAGCGATGAAGGCGACGACGTGGGGATCGTCGTCTGTGGCCGTGGCGTGGATGGTCGCGGCTACGTTTTGGAAGACGCTACGTGCAAGTTGTCACCCGAGGGCTGGGCGCGTCGTGCCGTCACCGCGTATCACCGATGGAGTGCCGATCGTATCGTGGCAGAGCGAAACTTTGGCGGCGATATGGTGCGCGCCGTGGTCCGTCAGGTGGACGCCACCGTGCCTTACAAGGAGGTCACCGCTAGCAGGGGCAAGCATGTTCGCGCAGAACCAGTATCGGCGTTATATGAGCAAGGGCGCGTTGGACATTCGGGCGAGTTGGCGGCGCTGGAAGATGAGTTGGTCCTGATGACGGCTAATGGATATGCTGGTGAGGGCTCGCCAAACCGGCTGGATGCGCTGGTGTGGGCGTTGACGGAGGTGATGTTGGGGCACCGTAAGCCAGAGCCTGTGACCGGGCTTGTGCGCGTCCCCAGCATGGCCGGCGGCTTCCGCTAAGAAACTACTAAGAAACCCCCGCGCTTACACAGCGCGTGATAACTGGTCCACCGCATGGCGGACCGCGACACCGACGTACACGACCGGGCGATGCGCGCTTTCGACGCGATCTGGTCCGTCGAGAAGCATCAGCGCGCTTTGTCGCTCGTCTGCCGGCGCTTCGCCACGATCCGCGGGGCACAGTGGGAGGGCCAGTTCGCTTACGGAGATCAGGCGACCACCGACGCGGAAATGCAGGTCAATCTTGGCCTGCCCCGGATGGAGATCAACCTGATTCAGCCGGCGGCGCAGCGGGCGTTCAGTGACTACCGCGCCAATCGGATCACGGTGGATTTCCGGCCGCGTGGGCAGGCCAGCGACGCCCAGTCCGCCGATGCGCTCGACGGACTGTACCGGGCCGATGAGAATGACACGCGGGGCGGCGGGCAGGCAGCCTACGACGTGGCGCACGACGAAGCCCGGCTGGGCGGCTTTGGCGCGTGGGCGGTGGAGCCGCGCTGGGAGGACGAGGGCGACGAGGAAAACGAGCGACAGCGCATCGGCATCCTACCGATCTACGACGCGGATCAGTCGGTATTCTTCGATCTTGACGCCAAGCATCAGGACAAGTCCGACGCGCGCCACTGTTTCGTGCTGCGCTCGCTGAGCCGCGCGGCTTTCGAAGCGGCATACCCCGACGCCAGCGCGACGACCTTCGCCGACAAGCTGACGTGGGATTATGACTGGACCCGCGGTGACAGCATTACGGTCGCGGACTTCTACGAGACGGAGGATCGTTCGGTCCTGCGCCGCACTTTCGAGAACGAAGGCACGAAAGAGCGCAAGACCTACGACGACGAGTATCTGCGCGCCGAGCGTGAGGGCGATACGACGCTGCTGACCGAGCTGCGTCGGACCGGCTGGCGACAGGTGTCGAAGCGTCGGATCAAGCGCCAGCGCGTGCGGCGGTGGGAACTGTCGGGTTCCGAGGTGCTTGAGGACCACGGCTACGTGCCTGGCACCGCCATTCCCATTGTGCCGCTGTTCGGGCGCCGCTGGTACGTGGACGGGATCGAGCGCTTCGCCGGGTTGACGCTGGAAGCCATCGACGCGCAGCGCGTGTTCAACATGGTCGTGTCGAGCATGACCGAGGCGGCCGGCGCGTCGCCCTTCTCGCGCCCGATCTTCGCGCCTGAGCAGGTACAGGGGCTTGAGGATACCTGGGCTCGGCAGAACATTGACCGAGCGCCCTACGGCCTCGCGCGGCCGTTGCTAGCCGATGATGGCACCACGATCCTGCAAGCTGGCGCGTCGATGACGGTCGAGCCCCCGCAGGTTGCGCCGAACGTGGCCGCGTTGCTGGAACTCACATCGAGCATCATCGCCAAGCTGCTCGGCGAGGCGGATCAGCCGCAGACGGTGCCGGCGAACACCAGCGCGCAGGCCATCGAACTTGTGCAGGATCGCGGAGACGCTCGCGATTACGTGTACATGGACGCTATGCGCGTCGCGATGGAGCGGTCGGGCGAGATATGGCTGGGCCAGGCGCGCGACCTCTACGTCGAGGAGGGCCGTGAGATGGTCGCGGTAGACGGCGAGGGTAGCCAGTCCAAGGTCGTGATCGGCCAGGAAGCCATCGCGTCGGATGGCAGCGCCATCGTGCTGAACGACCTGTCGAGCGGCAGTTATCAGGTGGTGGTGGACGTGGGGCCGGCGTCCAAGACCCGCCGCGATGCTACCGTGAAGGCGCTGTTCGGCATCGCGGCCGGGTATAAGGACGCGGGCAACATGGACACGGCCAACGCCCTGTACGGCGTGGCAGTGCTGAATATGGACGGTGAGGGGCTAGACGGGGTTAAGCGCACGCTCCGTCAAAATCTGCTCCCCGGCGGCTGGGTTGAGCCGACGCAGGAGGAAGCCGCGCAGATGGCGCAGGCGGCTGAGAACCCGGCGCCCGATCCGAACCTGTTGATCGCGCAGGCGCAGATGGCCGTCGCCGAGGCTGAGCGCGAGAACGCCATGACCAAACGTATTGAGGCCGAGACGCGGCGTATCGCTGCTGAGGCGAACGCTGAGGCGGCACGGGCGAAGGCTGCTGCTGCGCTGGCCGGCATTGATCGTGACGACCGGGCGCAGGTGCTGGCGGAGGTCGAAGCCGCGACCCGTGAGGACCGCGCCGACCGGCAGGATGAGCGCGATGCCACGATGGGCGCGGTGGATGCTTCGATGCGCGTCGAGAGCCATGAGCGTGGGATGACGGAGGGTGGTGATGGCGACGCAGCTTGACGACGATCAGGATTGGACGGAGGACGCGCCAGACCTTGATCTAGACGCTGACGACGCCGGAGAAGCGGACGAAGGTGCCGACGGCCAGGATGCTGCTGACGCTGACGCTGAAAAGCAGGACGACGACGATCAGGACGTGATCGAATACGCTGGCGCAGCGCTCGACCGGGGTGAGGATGAGCCCGAGGGCGTCCGGAGCCTTCGCGCGGAACTCAAGCGCGAGCGGGCAGCCCGAAAGGAAGCGGAACGACGGGCCGGTGGCGGCGAAAGCGATGTAGGCGAGAAGCCGACGCTCGAAGGCTGCGACTACGACGAGGACCGCTACGACCGCGAGCGCGATGCGTGGAAAGAGCGCAAGCGCCAAGCCGATGAGGCCGCCGACGAGCAGGAGCAGCTAGGCCGCGCCGTCAGCGACGATATTGCGGAGGCGCACCGTGCGTACGAACAGCAGCGCTCCGGCCTTCGCTTGGCCGGCTACGATGCCGCGAACGACCGCGTGACTGCCGCATTGCCCGACGTGATCCTGAACGCGCTGAACATCGCGGCCGGCGGGAAGGCCGCAGCGGTGCGCTTTTACCTAGGCACACACGAGGACGAGTTGGCGAAGATCAAGGCGCTCAACCCGAAGAAAGCGACAGACTGGTTTCGCGCGGCCGGCATGATCGGCGCCATGGCGGAGAAAATCAACGTGAGCAGGAAACCGACGACGACACCCGTGGAGCGTCGTCCCGGCGCAACCGGCGGCAGCAGCAGCGGCACGCGCAGTTTGGATACGGCTCTCGCCCGTGCCAGCAAGACGGGTAACGTCAACGACATCATGCGCGAGATGCGCCGGACGCAGGAGAAGAAGTAATGGTTCGCGATGCACGCACGGCTGCGCTCTTGCGCGCGGCCATGCAGGAGGAGTCTCGCTCGCTTCGGCAGGGGATGCAGAACACCAGCAGCGACTACCTCTCGGAATATCCGCGGCTGATGTACCGCGCGACCCCCGACGCGGAGACGGCGGTGCAATCCACCGACCGTAACGGCCAGCCGCGCGAGGTGTTCGAAATCAACCGCTATGCCGGCCTGCTGTGTGAGACGCTGGTGGCAGAGACGCCGGACGAGGCCGAAGCCCTGACGGCGGACGGCTGGGACGTGACGCCGCAGGCGGCGCACGGCGTGGTGTCGGGTCTGGCGACCGCGACGACGGCGAAGGATGACGAGATCGCGGCGTTGCGCGCGCAGATCGCTGCGTTGCAGGATGCAGCCGCTGCCGAGCCCGAGCCCGAGCCCGAGCCCGAGCGTCGCGGGCCGGGGCGACCGCGCAAGGAACCTATTGCAGCCGACTCCGGCTTGTAGTATCTGACCAGATAGCCATCGGCTGCCAGGGTGCCGCGAATCCCTGCGTATCGGCTGCTAAACGCAACCCGAGACGCAGGAGGCATTCGTGCCCACTTCGATGTACAAGGAAGAACTCGTCTCGCTCGCCAAGATGGTGAACGAGTTCGAGGATCAGCTGACCTACGGCCAGGTCGCCACCAAGTTCGATGAGTTGACGCCCGAGCAGATGGTCCACACCCGCGACCGCGTGTGGGTGGACACGCCGATGATCGGCTCGTCCTACGACGGTTTCGACCAGACGAGCAATTTCGACGGGCTGACCGAGCTTGTGGTGCCGGCGAGCGTTGGCTTCCACAAGGCGAGCCCTAAGGTGCTGTCGCCGAAGAACCTTCGCAACGAGCGTGCGATGGATCGGTGGATGGACGCTGCCAAGATCAAGCTGGCGTCCGACGTGAACGCAGCCATTCGCCGTCGTGTGGCTTTGGAAGGCGCGATCTTCACCAAGCGCACCGTGGCGCCGACCGGATTCGAGGATCTGGCGGTCAGCCAGGCGCAGATGGACGAGATCGGCGTCGGCGTGGACGACCGGGTGGCCTTCATCGGAACGCGTGCCAGCATCGGTATGGCCGCCAACCTCGCGGCGCGGCAGACGTTCGGCAGCGAGTCCCGCTCGGCCTATGAGAAGACTAAGCTGATCGACATCGCGAATTACGAGGTGTTCCGCGACGACCAGCCCATTCGTCTTACGGCGGCGGCCGGCGGCAATACCACCGTTAACGGCGCGAACCAGTTCTGGGAGCCCGCCGCGTTCACGACGGAACCGGACGGCGAGCAGGTCAACCGCGACAACCGGTACAGCAATCTCGTCGTGACGGCCGCGGCCATCGGCAGCGTCAAGCCGGGCGATGCGTTCACCATTGCTGGTGTCAACGCACTGCACCGCATCAGCAAGCAGGACACGGGGCAGCTACAGACGTTCCGCGTGATTGCCGTGAATGCCGGCACGAATACGCTCACCATCGCGCCCGCGCTGATCTCGAACGGCGGTAACACCATCGCTGGGCGTGAGTATCAGAACGTGTCGGCGACGCCTGCGAACGGTGCCGCCATCACGTGGCTCAACACCACCACGGCCGAAATCAACCCGTTCTTCTCGCGCAAGGCGGTGCTGCTGCTGCCGGGTTCCTTCCGCGTCGAGCCGGGTGATGGCTGGGCGGTGGCGACGGCAACTACGCCACGCTTCGGCTTGCCGATCACCTACACGCGTCAGGGCAACATCAACGATCTGTCGCTCAAGGCTCGCGTGGATATCGATTTTGGCACCGCGCTGCTGGCCCCCGACCAGGCCGGCGCCGTCATGTTCAACCAGGCCTGAGGAGGCGACGATGACTGCCAATCGCAAGAATACGCCGTCTGACCTCGATCAGCACGCGCCGGAAGGGATGAACCTTACGGAAGCCGAGGAGAAGGAAGCGCGCAAGGAAGGCGCCAAGGAGGACGTGAAGGAGGCGGCCAAGGATGCGCACCGCTATCTGACGGACGGCCAGCTTCCCGGCGAACCGAAGGTCAATCCCTTCCAGGGGCACGATGAGAGCCAGCAGTACGCCTATCTGCTGGATTACGGGGTGGCGCAGTTCGAACGCCTCGTCGCCGGCAAGGAGGACTTCAAGCCGAGTGACGTGCAGCTGGCTGGTCTGCTCAACCTTGAACGCAACGGCCAGAACCGTACGCCCTACGTGCGAGCGCTGATGAAGAAGCTGGGCCTCAAGACGGATGACCTCCCCGAGATCGCGCCCGGCGGCCCATCGTACACGAACGACCTGACCGCGATCAGCGACCTTTAGCCCCTGTGAGCTCGTGCTGTTGGCGATAAACGGCACGGGCTCTTTTGGAGTAGCGCCGTGGCCGATGGGCTTCAACTTGAACGAGTGACGGGCGCTGGCCAAGTTGGCGTCAAAGTGCGGCTGGCTGACGGCAGCTATTACGTAGCGCCCGTTACCGTTAGCATCAACGCGGCTGGCGATGCCGTAGCTGGTGCTGGTGGTGCCGCTGGCCTCACACTCAACAGTGCAGGCCAACTTGAAGTCGTACAGCCGGATCAGACGAACAGTCAAACACTCGACCTGAGCGCGTTGAACAACGCCGCCGCCATGCCGATCACTAATGGGCAGGGCGTCGTCGGTATCGACGTAACGGGCTTAACTGATAGCGGCGCCACGTTGGTCTGCGAGATGCAAATCGCGAATGGTCCGTGGCGTCTGGCTAATATGCTGGTGAACGGGACTGCAGGCATCCCGTCGCAAAGCATCACCGCCGACGCCACGTTCCGTGTTAATGCTTCGGCACGTTCTCGCTTGCGGATGCGGGTATCCACCGCCGGGACTGGGACCGCTACTGTAGCCGAGATCGCCACGACCAACAGCTCGGTCGTGCAACTCTCCGCGCCATTGCCGCCTGGCGCGAATGTCATCGGCAAGATGGGACTTGATGGGCTCCTCCCGGCTTTCGCTGCTCCGCCCGCATTCACCCTGACCGGTACGCCGTCCGTCAGCGTGTCCAACTTCCCCACCGCCTTCAACGTCGGCAACTTCCCCGCTTCCCAGGCTGTCACCGGCACGTTCTGGCAGGCGACGCAGCCGATCAGTGCGGCGGCCCTACCGTTGCCCGCTGGCGCAGCTACCGCATCCGGAGTCCAGGCTGTCGTCACCGCGCTCGGTACGCCGATGCAGCAGACGGGCGGTACCGTCACGGCGAACCTGGGCACGCTGAACGGCGCTGCCACGGCTGCCTTGCAGGGCACGGGCAACGACCGGCTGGCGTCCATCCTGACGGCACTCGGCGGCACGCTGACGGTCGGAGGTACGGTTCTGACCGGACCGAACGGCGCTGCCTCGGGGGCAGTCGTACCGGTTCGAGCGATCAACGCCACATCGCTGGTCGCCAAAGCGAGTGCGGGTAATTTTTACGGCGCAACGGCCGTCAGCAACCCGAGCGGCAGCGCGGCCTATGTGCTGGTGCTGGACCGTACCACCGTGCCGGCGTCGGGCTACGTCTTCACTGCAGCCGAGATCGTCGCCATGACGGGCTTCGCGGCCGGCGGCATCGCCAGCGTCGTTCCGGATCAGATGCCCGACCGATGCGCGAACGGTTGCGTGGTGGTCTGCTCGACCAGCCCTACGACGTACACGCCGCTGACGGCGAACCTGCCCTACTACATCAAGGCGAGGATCGTCTGATGCCGGACGGCAGCTACAACCCGTTCGCTTCGTCCGACCTGAGCGCCTACGTCAAGAAGAGCGACCTTCTAGACGAATATCGGCTGGAAAGCGGCAACCCGAACGCCACCAACGACGACATGTTCGACGCCGTGATGGAGCGCGGGCACAAGGCCAAGGACGTGCGCTCGGCCATCGTCACGAACGGCAGTGGGACGGCGACCATCGCCTATCCGGCCGGCTACTGGAAGGCCGAGCCGTCGATTAATGCGGTGCCTGTCAGCGCAACCGGTGGAAGCGGGCAACTCACGGTCAAGGTGTCGAAGGTTAAGGCTTCCGATGCCTGGACGATCACCGTGGCGTTCGCGATGCTGCCAGCCGAGGTCACGGTGCTGGTAGCGGGCAAGACGGCGCTGTGGGTCAATCCCGGCGTAGTGACGTTCGACTATCAGGCGTTCGAGGTGACGGGCTGATGCCCCGCGTTCCGTCCATCCTCAACCTGGGCGAGCCCGATTACGCCGGGCAGATTTACGCGCTCGGGCAGCGGATGGCGGGAATGGAGGCGCGGTTCGCTGCCATCGAAAGCACGCAGGCCCTGTACGATGCGCGGCTGACGGCGCTTGAGGATGGCGGTAGCGTCACACCTGAACCCGATCCCGTCCCCAGCTTCACCACGCCGCCTTCTATCTTATCGGACGGCAGCCCGACCGTAGGCGAGACGCTGATTGCCAGCGACGGCGTGGTGGCGAACGGCAGCGTGTCGGGTCGCCAGTGGCTGCTCGCGGGCGCAGCAATCGCCGGCGCTACCGGCGCGACGTATACTCCGTCTGCGGCCGGAAGCTACGCGCTGCGCGTCACGGCGACCGGGCTTGGCGGCAGCGTCGATGCGACTTCGACGCCCGTGAATGTGGCCGATGCGCCCGTGGTCGATCCCGGCGGGCCGCCTTCCGGCTTCACGTACCTCGCCGGGGCCGATGCCTCGCGTCTGACCGGCGCGGACGGCGCCTACCTCATGGGAGTAGCCTGACGTGGTGGACCGCCTTCTTTCCGACGAGCCGATCTTCAAGCGCCAGGGGAGCCGTATCGGCGGGCTTCCGTTCGGCGGTGCACTCCTATGCCACAACGGTGACAGCAAGGCACCGGAGGCGGCGGCAGCAGCGCGGTTCGCGGTAGCACGCCTCGGGCTCGACGTGGACGCGCACTCGGGCCGCACTGGCAACACAGATGGGGAGGGCGGCTACGGCGTCGGCGGCTCCACCACCGGATCGGCCGGAGACACGAACCTCACCAGCCCCGCGCGCATGGCGGCCGAGCGCACGAAGTATCAGCAGCTTGTTGCGGCGGGATACGTGGTGGACGAGGTGCTTCGGATCGGCACCAACGACGGCGGCGGCTTCACGCCCGAGCAGACGCTGGCGAACATTCGCAAGCACCACAACGAGGTCGTTCGCGCATCCGGCCTCCGCCGCATGATCCTGATGGGCATTGACCCGAAGGCGACGACGGCGGCTGACAATCGCCAGCTCTATTCGCTCAATCGCCTGTTCGAACAGTACGCGCAGGAGAACTCGGCGGACACGGTGTTCATCGATACCACGAACGCCCTGCTTGATTCGGCGGCCGCGAACGACGGCGGGTTTCCGATCCCGTACACCTACGCCGGTACTGGCACCGCACCGCCCGCTCCCTACGGCTCGGTGATGCGCGACTACGTACACAAGGGTAATTACGGCAGCTTTGTAGAAGCGAAGGCCATGATGGCCGTGTTTCCTCGTTTGTACCCTCGCCGCGCGTTGCCGATCCTGTCCGCCACCAACGACTACGGTGCCGGGCTCCTGAGGGGTAACTTGGGCGGCACCAGTCGTCGCGCTCGAGCCATCGGCGGGAGCAACTTCTACGATCACGCGGGGGGCACGGGCACCGTCACCGGTACGCCGCCCGCTGGCAGCACTTTGCAGGGTGAGGGCGGCGGATCGTTCTCAATGGCCTTCGCTGCGGACAGCATCGCCACGACGGTCAACGACGCGATCCTACCGGCGGGCGTCACGCCAACGGTCGGACTAACGTTCTCGGGCAGCACGGGCACCAACCGCGTGCCGTACGGCGCGTCCGTCATCATCGGGTCGTTTCCCGTCACCTACGATCCTGCGGTGCCCTCTGGCACGCCCATTACGGGTGGGTGCCTCCTGTATCTCGACGGCGTTCAGGGCCTGATCGGCATCGCGGCGTCCGTCCAGGGTGTCGGTCTCGTCAAGCTGGGCGTGTCGGCGGTGGACACGAACAGTCCGCTTGCGAGCGTCATTGCGGAGCCGTTCACCGGGTACGTGTTCCTAGAGGCTCCGGCGGGCGTCACCACGTCCGCGTTGTCATCCGGCAAGGCCGAACTGGTATTCTACTTCGCGCCGAACCGCGCCTGCTCAGGCAAGGCGCATCTGATCCTGTCCGCCTTCGCCCATCGCGCGGACGCGTTGCCGGCGGCGGCCTGATGGCAACCCGCGCACAGATCCTCGCCCGCGCCTATGCGCATATCGGTATCGCGGACTATCAGTACGACGTGACGCCGGACGAGCGGGCTGACGCGCGCGATCTGCTGGACGGCATGATGGCCGAATGGGGCGCGGCGGGTGTGGCGCTCGGTTACACGGCGTCGGGCGATGACGACAACGATGCCGTGGAGATGACGACACCGGGTTATGCGAATGAGGCGATTTCGACCAATTTGGCTCTGCGTCTAGCCCCGTCCTTCGGCAAGCAGCCCGCCCCTGGCCTGATGGCTGCGGCTACGCGGGGGCTGGGCCTGTGCACGGCTAAGACGGCACGCATCCCCCAACGAGCGGCGGGTCAGGTGCCTGTCTACGGAGCCGGCAGCTTCTACCGCCGATATAGCGCGCGCTACTGATGCAGGTCGCGATCCTGAGCGGCATCTACGCCAAGGAAAGCGCCGACCTCGCGCGGTCCTATCCCGTCAACCTGACCCCCGTGACGGAAAACAGCACGGGCGAGGGTTCCGGGATCAGCAAGGGCTATCTGCGGTTGATCCCCGGTGCAGTCACGACTGCGACGTTCGAGGGCGCGGATCGCGGTGGTACGCTCTGGCAGGGGCGCCATATCCGCGCGCTCGGTAGTCGGCTGGTCGAAGTCAGCGCGGCTGGTGCGATCACAGCCATAGACGATCTAGCGGGTAGCGATCCGGTATCATTCGCCACGGGCTTCGACCGGCTCGGCATAGCGGCAGGTGGCAGCCTCTACTATCTGACCAATACCGGACTGGCGAAAGTGACGGACGGCGACCTGGGCGCGGTGCTGTCGGTGGCGTGGCAGGACGGTTACTGGATTACGACGGACGGCGAATACATCGTCGTCACCGAACTGAATGATCCGACCGCCGTGGACCCGCTGAAATACGGCAGCGCAGAAGCCGATCCCGACCCGCTGGTGGGCGTCTTGTCGCTGCGCGGCGAACTGTACGCTATCGGCGGCAGCACGATTGAGGTGTTCGGCAACCGCGCCGTTGAAGGCTTCCCGTTCATCCGCAACCGAGGCGCGCAGATACCCAAGGGGGCTGTCGGCTCGCACGCCTTCGCGCCGTTCGTAGAGACGTTTGCGTTCGTCGGGTCGTGCAGGAACGAGGGGCCGTGCGTCTATCTCGCTGGATCCGCGCAAGCCATCCG